CCCCTATCCGGCCCCACAAGGCCCGATCAGGCCCCGCCCTAGCCTACCCCACATGCCATGCCCGATAAGCGCTCCTAGGCCGTCCTATGCGGCCGCACCCAGCAAGGACGCGGCCACCGCCCCGGGCGGCCCCTAGTAGGCACGCGGCCGGGCACGCGGGTACGCACGCGCANGGNCGGGCACCCGCTCGCGTATCGCGCAGGGGCGCATGGGGGCGCACGCGGGGAGTGGAGGTGGAGCCCTCCCCTCGAAATTGCGACCCAAATTTTAGTCCGACCCGCCAGAGGTGACGCTGGCACCCACAGCGCCGAAGCCTTGGACGCTCAGGTTCAGCTCAGGCAGCTTCTGGATGGCCGCCTCGCCCAGCGACTGGGTAGCCCCGATGCCCTGACCGATCACGCCCATGGTCTGCCCGTGGCGGATGACCGACTGCTCGCCCAGCTTGACCTGAGTGTCCGCCCCGATCTTGGCCGAGTAGATGGTGGCCAGAGGGTTCACAACGAGCCCCAGAGCCTGCAGGAAGGGGTTGGGAGGGGCTACCCATTGGGTGACCGCCGGAGGGGCCTGTACGCCCCGGGCCAGCTCGTTGATGGCCCTGTCCTTGACGCGCTCGTCGGTGGTCCCGTTGGCGATGGAGGTCAGGGCCAGCAGGCGGTTGGTCTCGGCCTGTGCCTGATGGGCCGACACGGTGCCGATGGTCTGGTAGTGCAGCAGGGCCTCGGGGGCGGGCTGGGCATTGGCGCAGCCAGCGATCAGGCCGAGGGCGGCGATAGCAGCAAGGGTCTTCTTCATTTGATACCTTTCGAGATGTCGCCGAACTCAGCGGCCAGTTTGTTCCATTCTTCTACGGTAGCCCACGCATCGTTCAGGGCGTGAGCCGCTCGACTCGCCCCTGCTGCCGTTTCTCCCAGCGCGACATATTCTCGGCGACACTCTGCAAAATCTTGTCGGAGGTCAGAGGCATAGTCACGGAGGGCTTGGGCGGAGGCGCGGGCAAGACGCTCGGACTCTGCTGCGTTGTCGCGCAGCCGCTGCTCAGCAGCAGCAAGGTCGCGCAGGCGGCGAGCATCAGCAAGCTCCTGCTCACGGGTGCGGGCATTGACGGCATCGGTCTTCTCACGGGCACGTTGGTCTGCGGCCTTAACAGCAGCCTGCTGCTTGATTACCGCGTCCTTGACAGGAGCGAGGGCAGCAGCCTTGGCGTCGGCGCGGAGGGAGTAATAGGTGTAGCCACCGAGGCCCAGCACAGCGGCGGCGATGGCGGCGTATATGTAACGCTTGATCATGGCTTCAGGCTGGCGTTGATGTAGGCCAGCAGTTCAGGGTTGTCGTTGAGTGCACCGACGAAGCCAGTGGCCAGAGCGCGGACGTACAGTTCCTCCGGTGCCTCGTCGTACGGGCGGCCCTGCGAGCGCAGGATGGAATGGAACAGTTCGTGCACGGCGGTGTCCAGCTCATCCAGCCGGGACTGGCCGGGCTGGATTGTCATGGTCCGCTTGCTCTCATCTGACAGGCCGAGGATGTCGGCGGGCAGCTTGCGGCGACGGATGCGCCACTCCCAGCCGCCAAGCCGGATCAGGCGCGGGAGCTTTACAGGTCGCGCAGGCATACGGCCACCTCATCGGCGCGGCGCTTCACGAGGCCAGGCAGGCGCTTACCATTGGCAAACACCCAGCGGCCCAGCTCGCGGCAGGCCCCGACTCGGTCACCGGCGAGGAACTTCCTGCGCCATGTGGACTCTCGGAGCTTGGTAGGGCCGACGTTGAACACGAAGCTGGTGTAAGCCAGCAGCTCGCCTTCTGTCAGGCGGGAGCCCCCGCCCAGAAGCGCGCGCAGGTCGCGCAACGCGGCATCCACATCTGAGGTGAGCAGATCGAGACACTGCTTATCAGACAGCCACATGCCCCGGCGAGCGGTGCGAGTGTGGCCATAGCAGATGGTAGGCACGGCCCAGCCGTGGGCCGGGTCGGCGTACGCCGCATTGACCTTGCCCTCGTGATGCTGGATCAGTGCGGTGCCGGGCCGCCCTTGATAGGACACACCGGCCACCGTCAGGGCGGTTGCAGCCGCCAAGGCGATCAGCCGGGCCTTCATTACACGTGGGCAGTGGTGCCGGTGTTCGCGTCGAGATAGTCGACGGTCTCCAGCAGGAAGGCACGCAGCTTGACAGCCTCGGTGGGCACCACAGCGGGCACGAGGCCACGCTGGACTTCGAGGTAGGACACGGCCTTCACCACCTCTTGACGCAGGCGCTGGGCGTTGGGCAGGAGACCGGGAGAGGACAGGGCGTCAATCTTCATCGTTTGTACTTCTTGAATAGGCCACCACGACGCACAGGCGGGTCGTAGCGACGATGACCCAGAGGGTCTTTACGGAGTTCTTCAATCTCGCGGGCACGCAGGGCTGCGACGTGTCGCTGCTGGTCTTGTGCAAGGAGCTGCTGCCAGTGCCGCACAGCGCCTTCTACAGCGTCTACGCGGTCGTCGTGGATCAGGGAGCCTCGCTCCTTCGTCAGCTTTGCGAGCTGGAAGAAGAACGAGTACACCTGCCGATCCTTCGGCTGGTACCGGGAGCAGTCGTCCGCGTCTTGTTGAACGGCGGATTCGTTGATGATCAGACGGCCTGCGTTGATGACAGGCTCCAGAGTCGCTATGATGCGCGGCTCTTTCTGACCGGTGACGTAGTCCTCGTCGGTGCCAATCTGGGCGTCAGCCTCTTTGGCAACCCGGGCGAGGATCGGGGCGAACACTTCGCGGAACGCACCGAAGCCCATGTTCTTCTCGATCTTGACGACATGCGGTCGCCACTTGACCAGCCGCTTGGCGAGGTCTTCCATGATGGCCGGGCTATAGCCGCCCGGGAGCCCACCCACGTCGAGTAGGTAGATGTTGCCATTCAGGAAGGCCGTCACCGCATACGCGGTCTCGTCAGCGTTAGCGCCGCCACCGGCGGGATCGACGTACGCCATGATGCCCTGAGCCTTCGACGTTTCCTTGGAAAGGTCGTGCGGCCCCTGCATGCGGAAGGCGTACCCATGGACTTTGAAGTCACGGAGGGTTGATGGAGTCATGCCCCGGACCACGGCCAGAGGCATCGTGGGCTGGTACTGCATGACCACCAGTTGCTCAGGCTTGAGCGGGAAGCGGTGCTTGTCGAGCAGCCGCGTGTTCAGCATGTGCTGAAGCTGGAAGTACGACGAGCCTTGGTCCAGCTCCTTCGCCTGCAGCTTCTCTTCTCCGAACAGCTGCGGGTCGGTCGGCTGGCCTTGGTCGCCCAGCGCACCACCACCCATGCCCAGCGCCGGGTTACGGTCGAGCCGCTGGCGCAGCAGAGGGGCGAGATGCTCGCCGTAGTTCTCTAACTGTTCGGCCGTAGGGTAACGACCGGGCCATACGCGGATCGACACGCCCCGGGCAGGCAGTGTGTTGTAGATAGACTCCGACGACTGCGGGGTGCCCAGCCACACGATACGGTACAGGGAGATGGACGTGAAGTCCAAGGTCAGGTGCAGCAGTTGCGCGCGCTGCACAGCCGTGCTGGAGTTCTTCGCAGACTCTACGTCATCCGCAATCAGCAGGTCGGCACGCTTGCCCTGAAGCTGCGCGGTAATACCCACGCAGGCCACAGACGGCGACTTGTCAATACCCTTGAGCGAGTAGTGCACGTCAAACGCCTCAACAGAGCTGCGGTCACCGTTGTTCGTGTCGGGCCGCAAGCACTCCAACTCATCCATCGTCATGATGATGCGGATGACCAGCGTGCTGATTTCGTTGGCCTGCGTCGAACCTGCGGAGATGATCAGCACCCGATACGTCGGGTCATGGATTAGGCACCACACCGCGTAGGCCGCGACAATGGTCGTCTTGGCCTGCCCACGCTGGGCCTGTACCATCAGGTACTGCGGCCCATGCGCGATGTACTGCGCGATGTCGTACTGTATCTCTGTCGTGCTGAAACCGAGCAGGGCCATCACGTCCGCGAGGAACGTGGTGAACTCCCGGTAGTGCCCGCGCAGCATCTCCAGTTGCGCCCACCGCAGGCTGGCCGCTGATGCGGACTCGCGGCGGGCCATTACTGCAGGCCCCCGAAGCCGGGCGGCAGATCAGCATAGGGGTCGGCCAGCGCCGGGCGGTTGCGCCCCGCTTGACGCTTCTCTGCCAGCTTGCGCTGCAGCTCGTCGAGAGCCGAAGAATTCCCGACCACGGCGGTGATGTTGTTGGCTTTCAGGAAAGCGTTTGCTGCTGCCAGCTCGGCGGCAGTAGGGAACACTTTGCGCATGACGGGCTCACCGGTCTTCGGGTGAAGCACGGCCTCTCCGTCCTTGTTCAGGATTGGTTCCTCGCGGACGCTGACCATTTCGAGGTACACCTCGGCCAGCCGCTCGTGAACGACCCCAAGGGGATCAGTTGATGCGGTCATTTGCATCAGTTGATGCGGTCATTTGCGATCCTTGAGCCAGCGGTGGAACTGCCGGAAGCGTTCGATCACCGTGGGTAGCTTGTCGATCAGCAAGAAGGACGTGTACAGGATGGTCAGTACAACGGCCCAGTCGCTGATGGCGACACCAAATACAGTCAGTCCGGCGACGCCTACCGGAGGCGCTGCCTTAATTGCCTCAACGGCGGCGTCGTGGTTCTTCATGTCTTCGTGTGGTTGATCAGTTCTTGTGGCGAGATGCGGTCGGCCCGTCCTGCGTAGCCGAGGGCCTTGGCGCAGATTTCAAAGCAGAACCATTTGTCGAGGCGGTGCTTGACGAAGCGCAGGACGTAGCTGACCACACCTGACTTGTCGTAGCCGAGGCCTTCATTGGCTTGGAAAACTGCGAGGGCATGTGCCTTGCGGTGCTCGGGCACGGGGTACAGGTCCCACTTGCCGTCAGTCAGGTCGATGACCTTTTGGCGGACGCCCCCGTCGCGGAAGCTGGAGGACCAGCAGACGCCGTCGATGACGACCTCGCTGTGGCTGTATTCCGAGCCGAACCACGTCTTGATTAGGAAATGGGAGAGCTTGTGTAGGGGCTTGCGAGCAGGCCCCTTGTACATGGCGAGTTGGATCATGGCACCAGATAGAAATGCTCTTGCAGCTTAGCCACCCACGCGTCTTTGATGGTCTGCGTCAGGAGCGGATTGGTAGCTTGTGCGATGGCTTGCGCAGCCAGCTCGTAGGACAGCGTTTGCATGTAGGCGTTCGCGCCCCCGAGGGCCGGGTCAGACATGAGGCTGGTCAGGTCGGCAACGGTCCATTCACCAGATCGCACACGGCTAATGTTGTCAGCAGCCATCCATGAAATTAGCTCCGACTGCACAGCAGCGCGTTTCTGATAGCGGCGCTGGTCGAGTTCAAACTGTGTGGGAGCGGGAGGTGCTGGGGGCGGTTCCGGCTCAGGTGCTGGCTCAGAATCGGGCGGCAGTGGCACAAGGTCAAACCCCTGCGCGCCCCATTTGGCACGATACCCCTCAGGGACTTCAGGAGCGTCTGCGTCAATCGCACCCGCTGGCAGCAGCCAGACACCGGGCTCCAGCGGGGACCCATCGGCTACGGTTGTCCCGACAAAATACCCATCAGCATCGAGCTGCAAAACTGTCTTTGTTGTCATGGTGATCCTCAGAATCTGATGCAAACCAAGAGCGCAATGTTTCG